CCTCGAGCGGTCTCCCACGCAAAATGTTAAAGTCTGGGCTACCCCAGGACTCTTTAATTAAAATCGTGGGGTCTTATAAGAAGCGTGCCCTCGCTCATCAGACTACCACCGGATAGGTGTATGGCGGCGCCGCCAAAAACCGCATTAGACAAAAGTCCTCTGCGGCCGCCTGATCAATCATCACGTTGCAGATCCCTTTATTGGACATGTCAGTAATAATAATGACATTCCTAAGGGCATTCTGTTCAGTGATGGTGCTATTTGCGCCATAGACACTCGACGCCCACCAAAACATATTATTGGTGTACATCGGTACCTCAAACTCCACACCCGCATTAGTCGACGGAGCATATTGTGCACACCCAACGAAATTCTGGCGCCTATAATTGGTGCCATTATAATACGTTGTACTGTTTACAATAGTCGTCGGTGATGGGACGTAGAGAAATACCTTCGTCTGGAACATAGGGTGGTCTTCATAAATACCATGAACATGGTATCTATATTTCTGACCTCCCCTCATCGCCATATAGGCCAACCTAAGATAGGCCACCAGAGAAGGGTAATCATCAACGGGTAAGTCGTTAGTAAAGTCTGGTAAAGGAGCTGGAAACAACGACAAAGCCGTTGAAAGCCAACCTGAACCAGTATCGGTTGTGGTATTCGTATCAAAATAACGAGTATCAAACCTCTTAATCAAGTTACGGAAAGACACTGGCAACTCTCCAAAATGGAGCTGCGCAATGTGATCAGTCCGTGCGCCAGTAGGGTTCAATTCAAAACAAGTGGTTTCTTCAGTCGAGGGGTCACCTTCCATCATGAAGGCTTTCTCCTCTTCGTGAATAAGACGGGAATAAGGCATATACTCATCAGTAAGATTATTGAAGAGCATATCATCAGACCACGTCCACACATTGATTTTAATATCACCATCATCTGGCGACTGTAACTCAGTAATAGGGGTAACGAATAAATATCCGTTAGAGACCTCAAAGAAATCACCTGCATTATCGTAGGTATTCACAGAGTTCTCCAAAACCACATCTGTGGTATTTAACCCCCAAGCCCTAGGCATCGCCCAATCGACACATATCTCAACTTCTTGAGTCTCCTGAAGATCAACTGTAGTAATATACTGCTTGTTGAGATCAAGAGTTGTATCGATGAGTAACGCTTGTGAACTATTAGGCTCAAACCCAATAGCTAACTTACCCCTATGAAACTGACTACAGATAAACTGAAACAAGAATTTCTGTTTACCTCGCCAGAACTTAAAGGGGGTCGCTGCCATGTCCAAAGCAGTTGGCTGGACAGCAACGTCATTGACGTAAGTAGTATCGGGCACTCGGATCCTTGGGTGGACGTGCGTTAAGAAAATTGCACTGCCCATTGGAGTATCGGTGTGCGCCCAAGTGAATTGTGTGAGAAAACTCTTGACTGAGCATAAATATGCTATAGACATTTCGTCTTCCACAACACCAACAACACGAGGGTCTACAGTTAACTCCTGTTTAGGATCCATAGTAAGCCTATGACCGGTATCATACCCAATGACATTAACTGCATTCTGGAAGGGTTGCGGTTTCATCCGAGAAGGACCATTTATCATGGTTGGGACAGACCAACCCATGATAGCAGCTACCCTAGCTACTCCGCTTGCAAACATGTGTGCCGCACTGGCCCAAGGGCCTATGCCTACAACATTGGTTGCAAGTTTTGCAACTTGTGCTACTCTAGTGGCTATATTCTCAATAGGTCCAGTTTCGCGTTCATCACCTTCGGTCTGATAATAATCACCCTCGGTCTGAATGACGCTAACTGAGCCTGAAATGCAACCTAGAACAACATCCTGCAGATATGCATAGATAAACACGACCGGAGCAGAAGCCCCTGCCTGTACACTACGTGTCTCTGTCATGGTTCTAAACTGAACAACACCCATAGGGGCGATGTCGTCATAATCAGTGGATGCGCCAAGAGCAAGTGCCGAATTGTTAAACAGCCTAGCCATAGCCAGGTTACTAACAAAAGGCAGTTTCCATTCTAAAGGTTGATTAGTCTTAACATCCATAGTACGCGTACCAGGAAACTGACTAAGATACTTCAGAAAGTTGCCATCATGGCCATCTGTAAGATACCATTGATATGCGGGATTCTCAGCAGGATACGGAACAAAACTTACCATTAGTCTACCGTAGTGCTGAGGGGTACCAGATATAACGACACGAAAACACATCGTAAACCTAATAAACCCAAAATTCCGCAGTTTGGCCCTAACAGTGGGATCAAGGAAATACAAACTGAAGGGATTGTACACCTGATTCACGTTAGAGCCAAGGGTTAGGTTAAATGAAGCTATCTTAAGGGGGCGGGCAAAGAAGTTGACAAGATCCGCTGGGGTCTGTGTCATGATCTCAAGCGGCAAACTTGGTCCAACTTCCTCTTCCTCCGGTTCATTACCACCCATATCTGTCAGATTTTCGTGCTTTGTCAAAGTCGCAGCATCTACTTCTCCTTGAGACTGGGTGACATGGTCACCTTCAGTAAGAAAACTTCTTCTACTTCTAGAATTCTTTAAACTCTCTATAGAGGCATTGGCCTGTTCAATAAAATTTGAAAGTTCTAATGCTTTATTTATAGATTCTCTATATTGTACATCTGAAGCATAAAGTTTAGTTCTTTTAATATGACGGACTGGGACTCCGTTCGTCGGATCCCCAATTCGCTTTAGCTCCTCTATTGCCTGGTCTCTTTCTTTTGTCCAAGCGTTGATTGTATCTTGTATTGTTGAATTCTTCATAGCGGTTTCGTAAAGTAAACTCTGAAAGGCCAAAACCATCAGCTTCCAAGAGTGGCACACCCCGATTTATACCGGGGCCGGTACTGGTTCTAGTGCAGTGCCTGCACTCCATAATGAAACCAGCGACGTCTTCCGCAGACACGTCAGTAACCTTCTGCTCTTCCATTGGGACTTGCCCGTTGTAAGGCTGAAGGTCTTCTGCCATAAAGACACACGTATAGTGGTCGTATGAAGGAAAAGTATTACACTCCACTCCGTATAACTCTCTGAATTGAGTTGTGATAGAATCACGTATCTTATCATAAGCCACACGATTTCCGTGTAAATACAACTCCCTACTGGCTGAGCGTATAGTGTCTGCCACTTGATCTATCTCCGAGGGAATGACCCTACTAGGGATCATCCAAGTCAACGACCGGGCGATGCGATCCAAGCCCAACGCTCCTGTTCTCATCTTCAACTCTGGGTGTTCAACAAACTTCCTTTGAAGGAATACTATGTCATCTATAGGCATACTAGGCCTAAGAACACCATCTTTAGCAGCTGAAGTAAACTCCATACCGTAGTGTTCATCACAGAATTGTGAGAACCACACGGCATTAAACCAATCTAACTTAGTCTTCCAAAACACATCATCACCATAAGTCTTATCCTTGACTTCTTGGTAGTATTGAGTCTTAGGGACTAAATTGCCATCATTCAAGGCCTTGGTCTCTGTGAAATAAGCATACATCAACAGAATTCTATTCTTGATGCAGTTAAATTCAGCAGTACCCAATGCGCCAGAAGGTTGTTTGCCAGCAGCAATAAAAACTTCGCCATATATGTGGAAACGGGGAAATAACATTTCTGTCAATATTCCTCGAACAACTCTTAAGGCAAAG